CTTCGACGGTATAGCTTGAAGTCGCGTCGGACGGTTGCACGGCCAAAGCCAAATCGGTTCGATATGTGGGCATCCAAAACTTGCGCGCCTGTCCGCGTGCATACGCAAGAATCGCTTTCCAATAATCCAATTCTTCGGGATTCGAAATACGGTTTACTTTGAAGCTTCGCGGCCCGCCGATGCGGCTATAATCCCAACGGCTAATAATGTCGGCAAGTCCGGTTTGATTGTCGATTGAAATTTGGCCGGTCGAAACTTCGTCGCGTACAAGGTCGTTTGCAAGCGGACGCTTCGTCAAAACTGGCACGCCGCCGAACTGTTCAAGTACGACGGTTGCGCCGGGTCGGGTAAGTTGCGAACGCTGGCGAATCATCTTCGCGTTAATTTCTACTTCGCCGACGGTATCGACGGAATACCGCGCAAGTGCTGTATTGTCGTCAATAAGCGCAGGCGAACCCGGAATGATTAGCGACCCTGCCGGAATGTCGAACAGCAGCGGCGAACCAAGCGTAGCCCCGTCGGCTGTCAATACGTCGATTTCGACAAGTGCCGCAACAAGCGGCGTTTGAATCAAGACGTATTCAGTATCGCGAACGTCGGTCTTCGTTCGGTCGAAATAAATTTGAAGCGCGCCGGTATTGCTTGCGGCAGTAATTCGGGTCGCGTACTGAAATTCGGGAATCCAAAGCCGACCAACTGCCGACATAACGTCGCCGTAAAAACGGCGCACGGCTTCGACAGAATCGAAAATTACTTTCAACCGTTCTTCAATACGCGGCATTTCGCCGCGAAGTGCTATGCGCTGTTCTGTTCCGTCAACCGCTACAATGTTGTCGCTTAACCATTCCCAAGTTTCGTTCAATGGAACTTCGGGCACAATGTCGAACTTAACCGCGCGCGTTCCTGTAATCAGAATCGGCAGCGGGTCGGGAACGTTGGAAAAATCAAATTGAATTTCGACGTTGATATTCGGCGGCCCCGAAACGCCTACGGTTATTTCGTAAGTAAGTTCTTGAAGCGGCGGCATTGCATACGGCGTCGCTTGGCCGGTAATTTCAATACCGACCGGATTACTTACCAAAATATCGTCAAGATTAGCCGCACGGTCGGGCCATGCGTTCCAAACGTTGAATTCGCGCGTTTGCGACGACGCGACCGTTTGCAAGTCCAAGACCAACGGCGAAACATGAACGCGATAATAATAATCGCGCCCGAAGTTGCCTTGTTCTTTGCCCACAATAGGCCAGCGATTCGAAGGCGCGATTTTGTACGCCGAATATCCGCCGCGCAAGAACATATCGCGCGGGTCGTAAATAGTCGGCGCGTATTCTGCGGCGGTAAGTTCGTTAAGTTCGGCGGAAAGGTTCGGGTTATAATCGCCGTAAATAAAACTTTCCGCCGCTAAAAATGTTCCAATTCTTCCGGCCATTCTTTTTAAGTTCCAGTGTATTTAATGGCGTATCCGAACGTTCCGGTATGGGTTGCGCCAGTCCACCAATCAACCCCGTTGCGTTGCTTTGCGTCTTTTCGCATGAACGGGTAAACCTTCCATTGGTCGGCACCGAACGTAATAATTTCGCCCGGAACAATGTTGTCGATTCGGACATATCGCGCATTTTTCGGATTGGCAATAACAGTTATGCCGCCGCTAGACCGCATTGCAACGGGTTTAATTGGAAGCAAGACCGTCGCTTGGTTTGAAATGTTCGGCAGTTGCATTAACAATGACCCGACGGCGACACTTCCCGGCTTGTAACCTGTCAAGTTCGAAGTTCCGCTATTGCCACTTCGCCAAGGCGTAGAATCAAGCCCGGTATGTACGAAACTTCCGAAATAACTTCCGGCGAAGCCTGCTGTACCATCGAAAAACAGCCCGCAACTATAACCTTCATACGGCGAACAATAAACAAATTCCGGCCAACTTGCGGACATAAAAACCCTAGCGCCGTAAAATGCGTCGGTTAAGCTTTGGTCGCTTCGTTTTGCGCCTGTAAACCATGCGCCGGTGCCACCGATGCCCGGAATATCCGACTTACCGAACGAAAGTTGTTGGTAAAAGTCCGAATTGTAATTAATAACGCAATAAACTTCGTCCGGGTCGGTAAACAAATGTATTTCGTAATTAATCGGAAATACGATAACGTTTCCGTTATTGCTGCAAATCTTTGTACCGTAATTGCTAGGCGGTTGGCCGGTAAGTGTCGAACCGCTTTTGCCAGTTCCGCCGTGCAAGCGAAGTTGCGGATAACCGCCCGAAGTGTCGGCGATTAGTTGAAAGAAGCAACCATTTTTCGACAAAATGCCGTCGGCAAGCGCCCAACCGTTCGCAGTACAGGCGTTTTCAATGGCCGTTTTCAAATCCGCAAAGTTTGCGGCTGTTCCTGTAAAATATGCCATTATTTCATTTCCAAAGCGATAAAATCGCGCCAAGAAGTACGATAGACGTTTTGCAGCATTACAAACGCCCGCCCGCCGACCGCCTTAATAGCGTCTACGGCTTGAAGTACGGTAAGCCCTGTTTGGTCAACGACAGAACTTCCGCCTTCCTGAACTACGTTTTCGACGCCGTTGTTAAAGCCGGAACAGAAATAAACGCCGTCGAATTCGCCAAATACGTTCGAAGGTTTGTTGTTGTTGCTTTGCTGCGCCAAAATAATTGGTTCAAGTTGGTAATACACGTCGGCAGGAACAAGCGTCGAAGTTCCTTGCGGCCCTGCAAGCGCGTAGTTTTCGCCGCTTGCATTGGTAAACGGCCAGCAACTAGGCCGAATCCAGTTGCCCGCTTGGTCGCGAATATAAAGCCTGTTGTTCGCTGTATCGTAATAATAACCCGGATACGGGAACGACTGCGAATTGTTGTCGAAACGTATTGCCTGCGCGCTAGAAAGCATTGCACCGACAACAAGCGGCGAAGGATATTCGCCGGGTCGCGCATACGGAAAGAACTTGCCGACGTAAAAATGTTCATAAACCGGCGTACCGACTTTGAAGCATCCGACGATTCGTTGGGCGTTGGCCGTTATGAAATACGTAATCGCGTTATTGTGGGCAGGCGTTGCGCTAAACTGCGCGCCGGGTTGCGTTTCGAAAGTATTTCCGCTTACGTAACCGACGAAAGTTCCGCAATTAATATTGTAATAATCGCCGCCGACGCTTTGATAACACTTAAACCCTACAAAGATTTCTTCAAGACCGGACAAACCAACGCCTTTCAAAATCAATTCGCGGTCAAGTCCGGTTGATACGTAACGAAGCGTCGTCCATCCGTTCGCTTCGGCCAGCGTTTTGATAATTGCCAAAACTTGATAATGGCAATCGTCGCCGCCGCCTTTTGTAACTGTCCCAATTGCGTAACCCATTTATTTAACTCCGACGATTTTTGCGACGGTGCCGCCGTTTTGTTCGATAGTTTCCAGAATGAAAGCCCGGCCTTCCGCAGATTTAAGCCCGGCCAAAGCCGCTTCTTTCGATTGTACGACAACGGCGCTAAAAGGTACATTGACAACCGGCGCGGGCGCGGGTTCGGAATTGCCGCCCCTGCCCACACTAGCCGCCATTGCCTGTTCGTCGTTGCGCTGAACACTGGCCGCGCCGGTTTGCAGGGCTTGAAGGTCTGCAACGCCAATACGGTTGGTCGCCGCTGCGTTCATAACGAATTCTTGGCCGTGTACGACGCCCGCGACTTCGTTTACGCCCATTGACCCGGTGAAACCGCCCGACTTAAACCCGGTATTCTGCGACCGGATTTGCTGAACGTTCGCCAAGCCTGCGGCAATTGCAGCCGCAGCCGCAGCCGCGCCCAACGCCGGGCCGACGTAAGGAATCGACGCCATTGCAGCATAAGCCGACGTTGCCGATTGATACGTATTAATCATCGCTTGCGCGATTGCTGCGGCCTTCCCGACCGCCGCCATTTTCTTATTTCCCGACTGTTGAAGCGCGGCCAAGTTTCCGAAGAAACTACTTGCCGAATTCAAGTACAGGTTTTGCCGCTGCAATTCAAGTTGCATACTTGCGGCGGCGTATTCTTGGTCGCTAATCAAACGCTGTTCGTTCAGCATTTTAAGCTGTTCGACGTAAGTTTGATATTGCGCCAATTGCGCGTTAAGCTGCGTTTGAAAGTTCGTCGTATCAATGCCCATGCCTTGCAACATGCTGTTAGTTGCTTCGGCTTGGTCGCCTGCGTTGAAACCGCTTCCGCTGTTGTTGCGCAAGTTCTGAATTGCTTTAAGTTGGTCGATAAACTGTTGGCGCTTGTTTACGCTGGCGTCCAACAACGACGCTTCTTGCTGCGAAACGGCGTTTACTTGCTGAATAAGCAACAGCTTTTCGCGAAGCTGCGCCAATTCGGTTTCGCTTAGAACGATGCCCTTTGCAAGCAAATCGTTCTGAACTTGCATAATCTGCTGTTCGATTTCGCGTTGCTTCGGCAGCATTTGCAAAAGCTGCAATTGCTGTTCAAGGTCGCGGTTATACTGCCGCAACGGGTCTTGCGAATTTGCGTAAGCTTCCGACGCCTTCGTTACTGCGCGGGCGTGCTGTTCCTGCGTAATCGCGCCCATTTGAAGAAGCTTGTTCGCCGCTTCCTGCGCCGCGTTGTATTCCTTCAACGGGTTAACAGCTTCGGCGTAAATTGCGTCGAACTGGCGTTGAACTTCGGTCGCGTCTTGAACGGCCTTAATCTTCGCCTTGATTGCTTCGGCTTCTTCCGACGTAAGCTTAATCTTTTTCTGAATCAAGCTTTCTTCGATTTGGTCGAACTTCGCTTGCGCTTCGCGCTGCGGTTGAAGCTGGAACATACGCGCCAATTCGTTGTCAAGCTGCGTATTGATTTTTTCCATTGCCAGCGCGCGACGTTCCGCAGCCTTCGCCGCGTTCGCGTCGGTAGCCCCGGCAAGCTGCGACGCACCGGCCCCGCGAAGCTGCGCGCTTCCTGCGGCCCTGCGCTGCGCGCCGATTTGCTGCGAACGGTCGAAAAGGCCGTTCAACAGGTTTTGCATTGCGCCGCCTTGGCTGTTAAATCCGTCTTCCAGCGATTGCGCCCAAAGCTTGCCCCAAGATTCGAATTCCGTTTGGCCTGCGCTGCCCATGCGTTCGAATTGGACAAGTTCGTAAGCCGACTTACCGACCATAGCGCGAAGCCTGTTCGCGGCTTCAATGGCTTTATTCGTTACGTTTTCAATCCAACCCGCGACAACGTTGTAAGCATTTGCGATTCCGTTTTGAACCGAAATAACAACTTCGGCCATTGCACGGCCTGCAAACGTTGCGGCCCCGGTCAAAAGTCCGGCGATTGCGTCAAGAACTTTTGCGGCGTTTTCCAGCGCACCGGCCCAACCTGTACGGTTGGTTTGGAAGAATGCGGCGTAGCTGTCCGACCAAGAAGAAGTCGAATCGTCAACGTTCGAAGTAATTTCGCCAAGGGCTGCGCTTGCGAAGTCGCTAAGTTCTGCCCACAATTGCGACGCGATGGTTTTAACGTCGTCGATTGCTTGGCCGATGCCTTCAAAGGTCGCGCGGAAGAAATCGCCCAACGTCGTAACGTCGTCGATTCCCAAGTTAATTTCGTCGCGGAAAAGCGTTAGATACGCAATTGCAGTCGAAAGCGCGACGACGATAAGGCCAATCGGGTTCGAAGCAAGCGCCAGCGTAAAGGCTTTTACCGCAGCCGTCGCACCGGCCAGCGCACCAACCAACGGGGCACCGAAGGCGACAAGCAATGCGACGCCAAGCCCGGCGACAATTACGGCAACCGTCTTCAAGTTTTCGCCAAGCCAAATAATCGCGCGCGAAAGCCCGGCAGTAAAGCCGGTCGCTTTGTTCAATTCGCCGAAGAACTGAATTGCATTGTTACGAAGAACCGTCAAGCTTTGGCCGATTGTGGGCGTCGTCTTGTTAAACGTTGCGTCTACTTGGTCTTGTATAAGCTTGAAAGCTTCAAACAGAACTTCGGAAGTAATCTTACCTTCGGTCGAAAGTTCTTTAACGCGGTTAATCGGAACGTTAAGCGCCTTCGCTACGGCGTCCAAAACGATTGGCATATTTTCCGAAACGGCGCGGAATTCGTCGCCCTGCAACTTACCGGCGTTGAAGCCCTGCGAAAGCTGCAACAAAGCCGACGACGCTTCTTGCGCTGTTGCGCCCGAAACAATCAAAGCCTTGTTAATGGTTTCGGTCATTCGCAACGAATCTTCTTGCGACTTGCCCATAAACGCCAAAGCGCGGTCGAAGCGTGTAAACGCTGTCGCCGTTTCTTCAATGCCTGCGCGCGTGCGGTTCGACAGTTCGAAAAGTTCGTTCGTAAGCGTGTTAACTTGTTCTTGCGACTTCGTTACGTTCTGCAACTTGTTTTGAAGCGTAACGTATGCGTCGGCGCTTGCAAGAATTGCGTTCGCCGAAATCGTTACGCCAAGAATTCCGGCAGCGGTTCGAATGTATCCGCCAAGGGCCGAAGTCGCGTTGCGGGTCGAATTGGCGGCCCGGTCTTGCGCCTGTTGCAGCCGCAGGGCGGCAAGGGCGGCCCGGTCGTTCGCTGCCGCCGCGTTGGCCGTCTGAACGGCTGTCCGCTGCTGTTCTGTCGCTAGGCGCTGCGCGGCTGTCGCCGTCTGCTGTTGGGCCGTCTGCGTGCGCTGCGTGGCCGTGGCAAGGTTGGCTTGCGCCGTGGCCCCTTGGGTCGCAGCCGTGGCGACGCGCGTTTGGGCGGCTGCGGCCTGCGCTGCGGCGCTTGCGGTGCGTTGCTGTTCGGTTGCCAGCCGTTGCGCGGCAAGTGCGCCTTGTTGAAGCTGGCGCGTTGCGCTGGCCGATGCGTTGATAAGCTGCGACAGGCCGCCGACGTTGATTGCCGAAAGCTGCGTTTGAAGGTTCTTAACTGCGGCGTCGGCGTTGCGGGCTTCGCTTGCGATTGTGCGAAGCTTCGTCGAAATGGACGGCGAAACTTTGTCTTGAACCTTAATTTCTATGTTTTCGTCGGCCATTTCTTTTAATCCTTAATCTTAAACTTCTTACGCATTTTGCGACCAATCAAAACGGCGCGTTCGACGAACCCCGCCGGGGTTTGTGTTGAATGACCGTCGTTCAGCCTGCGAATATACGGAAGGTTGTTCGTAATAAATATCGCTTGGCCGGGCTTCTTGTTTCGTAAAACAAGCTTCGCAAGGTTCAACGTTTCAGCCGCCGAAGCGCGTTGCGTTGAACCCTGCGAACCCGGAAAATGCGGCTTGATTTGTTGACCCGACGGACTTTCTAGCGTTACAATCCAGTTCGACAAAGCTTGCGAAGTATCTACGGGCGTTTTGTACGCCAAGTCGCCCACAATAGCCAAAGCGGTATCGACGGCGTTTTGGGACGCCGCTTCGTCTATTGCCTTCGCTTTCTTTTCCAGCCTATCGGCTAGGTCTAGCAGGCTTTTTGCCATTCGATGCCGCCGCTTTCTGTTTGTCCGCTAGTTTCTTCAAGTGTTCCGAATCAAGCTTTCGCATAAAATAAAACAAGTCTTCGGTTTGTTCTTCGTCAAACTCGAAAGCCCTTGCGTAAGCCGCCATACTTGTCCAAGGTATCGGCGTTAAACCGTTGCCGTGCGACCGTTCGCTATCTAGGTCGGAGAAGGCTTGCAAATACAACTGCAAGCCTACTTCAAGTTCTGGCGCGTTCGCGATGCGTTCGGGTAACGGCTGCCCCGCGCGCATCGCTTGCTTTGCTATCGCCTGTTCGTGCGGGCCAAGTTCCAACAGGTGCGCCAAAACTTCCGTTAGTTTTTTGCTTCGGCTTCCAAAGCGTTATCGCGGAAGTTCGAAGCCAACTTGGCTTCTTCCTGCAAACGTTCGTAAACGTCCGGCAGTTCGGTAAGAAGCGAAATTGCGGCGTCCTTCGAATACGCAATTTCCTTGCCGTATTCGCCCTGAACGTTCTTCCAGCCGCGCAACACGGTATCGACGAACACGCCCATAAACAGCGATTCGGCGACTTCGTTTTTCAGCGTGCCAAGTTCGACTTGACGGCGATAAGGACGGGTCGCCGCGTCAAGCGCCTTTGAATACGCCTTGTTCGATTTGCCCATGCGGGAAAT